TTCGCCGACGCTTGGCATACGGAATTCGCGTTTTGGTTGCGCCCAAAGTTTGTCGACAGTTGCTTGCGCTGCTTCGACTACTGGGGTTGCTTGTGTTTCGCTCATAGGGGTTGTGTCCTTTTCTGTGTCCTGTTCTGATTGTAACTCTACTGCTGGCTCGGTTTCGTGGATAGTCTCGTCGGGTGCGCTGGCCGCAACGTCGGTGATGACCGCGCCTGCAAATGCGCCTTCGCTAACCAGCGACAATTCTGACCAGTTGGCGGCTTCAACGATCATTGTGCCGTCGTCGTCGTAACTAAATTTTGTTGGGGTTACGCCTACCGATACCGCGTCAATAACGCCGTCAACCATAAGGGTCATAAATTCGTCAGCCAATCGAGTAGCACTAAGTTTGGCTGTAAACATCATGCCCTGCGGTGTGTCTACGCGCTCAACAACTTTGCCCAAAATTTGGTTGCTGTCGTGCTGTCCATAAAGTTTTGGGTCGCGCCCCGTGACTGGCAACGACCCCTGCAAAAACCGTACCTTTGTACCGTCGCTAACGGTCGCTGTTTCGTCGTATGTGACTGCGACGCCTGAGATTGAGCGCGACGGCAAACCCTCTGCCGCCGCTGCATCAACCGTGATCTGTGAAGGGGTAAGTCTGATCATAAATTTTATAGTACTCCATTTGGTATTGGGGTTTCGGAATTGTCCTCGCGGTAGTCACTCATTGAGTACTCGCCCGATAGGTATTGCTCAACGTCAAATTCAACGTATGTGCCGTTTGGCAGTATGTTGTTTTGGCTGAGTGTGCCAGCAATACAATCCGCGTAGGCGCGTACGCCAAATGTCCACAAATCCATTCGCGCTTCTGCCGATGACTGGTACGAGTAAGACCCGACCGATACGCCTGCAAGGTACGGCGGTATGTTGCATAGTCGCGCCATTTCCATTGCTTGAAATTCTGCGCTCTCGATCAGCAACATTTTGTCAGGGCTAGTAAGTGTCTCGGTGTAACTTACAAATTCGTTTAACGCTGCCGTTTGGTTTGTTGCTCGAGCCGCATTAAACGCGGCCGCAAGATCGGCTAATTCTTGTGCGCTCAACGGCTCGCCACCAGTTTGTTTAATTACCCCCGCTGGTATCGCGCTGCTCGAGTTGCGAAACCGTGCGGCCTCAAGTTGCAACGCAGTAGCAATCGCCTTTTCGCTCATATAAACAATGCCTTGTATCGGCGACAAGAATTGCACAAGATCGTCAGGGTTTAAGTTGCCGCCTTGAAATGTCAGTTGCTTTGATGGCGCAAACCAGACCGGGCCAGTTTGATCGAGTGTGTTCACCATGGCCGACGGAATTCTTGTAAACGACGCTGGGTATCCGTCGGCTGTGCGTGACGTGATGTACCAAAATGCGCGACCGTAAAAAAATAGATCGTCAAATGTCCAAGACATAATAAAACTGTTTGGCAATGTCGGGTCAATACGTCGCAACCATGTGCGTGGCGCTAACGGCATTTTTTCCATTTCGTCGCCGTTCCAAATTTCGTTATACATTTTTAATTGCATGCAACCGATAACGCTTGCCATTAGATCGCGCGCTCGACTGACGGTAGGTACGCTCATTGCGCGGTTGCGTGATTCGCCTTCGCTGTACGAGTAGTACTGTCCGATCATGCCAACGCCCGCGGTGTTGGCTGAGTAATACTGACCGCCTGCGGCTGCCGCTTTAGTTGGCTCAGGCGATATAGCCGCCTTGTTTACTGACCGTGAAAATATCGCCATGCTGTAAGTATGCCACCAATTTATTTGACGGGTGTGTATAGGCGACCGCCAAACATCAACCGAGAAAGTAAGGCATTTGACGGTCGCCCGTGAAGATACTAGCCACTAGCAACAACGATCATAGGTTTGCCTGTTGCGGTCGGTCGTGACGCGAGCGCCGCCGACCAAACCAAACACCGAGCCAACTCGATCGGGCCGGGTGATCGCTGCGACGATAACGCAATGCTGTTTTGTGACCTGACTGCGACGGCTCGTTGCACGTGTTCGGCAAGCATATTTTCGCCTGTGTGCCAAAGAAGTTTTTCGTGGATCATTGACTTTATGCGCGGCGTAAATTTAAGTATCTCGCCATAACCGACAACTGCCCTGCGACGCTCAAGCGCTAACGGCCAATGAATATCTATTGACGGGCTAATAGCAAATTTAATTGCCGTGTTTTTTGCTAGGCGCTCAACGTGTCGCAACATTTCGTCGTACGTGTCGCAAACAAACTCAACGGTGACAACGGTGCGCCGATCGTCAAGCACGATTGCGCGGGTCGCAAAATATCGGTCGTCGGTCAGGCTGGTTTCTATGGCGACTGTGCCGCCGTCGGGCATAGGGTCGGTGTATTCCAACTCAGGCCACAAACCCGGTGCAATCCACGACTTGTCAGACGCAACCCAAAGGTTGCATGACGCGCGCAAAAACGACGCACGATCAGGGTTCTCACTTTCAGCCTCAATCGTTTTTAGGGTTAAGGTTTTGCCTAGTGCTGGGTTTGCCCAGCCCCATGCGCGACTGTCCATAGGCGATATGTCAGGCGGCGGCGACCACTCAGCAAAATAAAGCGATGACGGCTCGCCACAATCAATAGATCGCAACCCCTGTTCACGCCAACGCTGCATCGCGGTACTTGCCTCTGTGCCTGCCGTTGACCACGCGCTGAGCAATGGTGATCGGCGGGCGCGTTGCGCTGGTAGCAAACCGCCGTCAATGACAGTCGAGCCGATATCCCAAATCTCGTCAGCAACAATAAGGTCGCATGACATACCGTGACCGACGCTCGAGTTGGCTGCACGAATAAACCACTTTGACCCGTCGGGCATGGTGACTTGGTTGCGACCGTACGACCGCATAAGTTTTGCACCAAACCGCAACTCGAGTACGTCGGCAAGTTTGTCGTAGAGCATTACGGCGAGGTCAAGACGGTGGGCTGTAGATAGCACGGTTTGCGGTGTGCCCCGGTGCTTAGGCATCTCGGTCAGCCACCAACCAACCAACGCCGTCAACGCAACCGTCTTACCGTTCTGACGCGCCGTACTAACCATAGACATACGATGCAAAAAATCCCCGTCGCCATCAAATAACAACTGACCGTCAAGCACACGCTGTTGCCACGGCATCAACTCCATGCCCAAGTGCTGTAAAGCCCAGCCCCCCACCTCAGCCCCAAACGAACCAGCCGCATCAGGCAACACCGTCTCCAGTCGAGGCTGATCTCGGCCAGTTACCGCCAGTTCAGGCTGGTTAGGGTCATCTGAGATAATCCTGAGTTGGGTCGGGGTGATTTCTTTTTTTTCAATAAAAAACCGTTTTGGTTTTGTTTCGTGTATGCCGTTTTGTTGCATGGCTTCGGCTCGAATGGTCTGCCGTATTTGATTGCGTTGTGTTACGTAACGATGCCCCAATGTGTTATTGCATTTAGCACAAATGCCACGAAGGTTTGACAACTCATGCCCACCGCCTGCGTCTATTGGAATGATGTGATCGACTTGTGTGCTGGGCTGCCGATTGCAAACTGTGCAGGTCGGTTGCTCGCGAAGTACGACCCCCCTGTTTTTGGTGTACTCGTAGTCGTGGTGACTGGTCATGCTCACGCCCTCGCGTTGCTCGGTTGTGCTAGCGCGCGCTGTCGCGCTTGCTGATGTTTGTTGCGACTTGTCATATATGTCAACTTTATGTTTGCGGTTTGTTTATGTTATGTCAATCTGTGTTGTGATGTTAGACCTAGTGCGCTAAGCCCCCCGTCGTCTGCCTCACTCGACACCCTAACTCTTTAGCGCAATTTGCCTGACCACGTGTTACCACGCGCGTCATCTACCCACGTTGCCGTGTGTCACCAACCGCGCTGCAAAACGCTTAGGTCATGCCCGTTATTTAGGTTTTACTATTTCTTTTCTAACTTCTTTTAACGCCTCAACTGCCATTGCATATAACTCAGGATAAAACTCTTTAACGCGTCGCAAATCTTTAACCGCCATTGACAACGCGTGATGATGTTTCATTAAGTGATCTATTCTTTTCATTTTGGCTCGCTTGCTTTTAACGCGTCAATGACCTTGCTGATATCGCGCTTGGTCAACTCGCCCGACGTATGCACCTCACGGTTTAACGTTGCGCTAATAAACGTTTTAAGATCGTCGCCTTTAAGCCCCTGCCCGTTAGCCAGCGCCCTCATCATGCCCATTTGCTTAGGTGTCGCATACTCGCGTTGCGGCTCGTCAGGGAACGGCACTTCGACATCGTGCATAGGTACAACAGGCGCGAGCCTGCCAGTCGGTTGACGAGATTGCGCGGCCTCAACCTCGTTACGTGACGCAATCGACTTGTTAATACCGAACCCCATGTATCCAAGCGCTCGACCCAACGCGCTAGTAAACCCGACCTCGTTTTCGCTCATTTTTGTGTAC